ACCCGTCAAATTGACGATGCCCCACGAGTGGAGAGCCAAAGCCACACACGCAACACATCAGACATGGTCGAATGCATCGAAGCGTGGCATTTGCCTAGTGGTAAAGATTCCGGTGATGGACTCCACGCGATCTGTATCGATGGAGCAGATATGCTCATTGAAGAATACACTCGCTCAACACCGCCCTTCGTATTTCTACGGTGGACTCCAAGGCTACTGGGCTTTTTCGCCGAAGGTTTGTGCAGCCAACTAACTGGCCTACAGGTTGAATTAAACTACATCTGTAAGGCCATTGCCGAATCGATGAGGCTCGCTACACCAAAGATTCTGTTGCAAACAGGCTCACAAGTTTCACGCGGCACAATTACCAACGAGATGTGGGGCATCATTGAGTACAACGGACAGCCCCCCACGTTCTACGTTCCACAAACCGTTTCGTCCGAAGTCATGTCGCACATGGACCGTATATTCTCACGAGCGTACGAGATTGCTGGCGTATCGACCCTAGAGAGTCAGGCCAAGAACCCAACAGGTTTAGAATCAGGTGTCGCGCTTCGAGAATACGCCTCACAAGCAAGTACCCGGTTTGCCTCAATTCAGCGACAGTATGAGCAAATGTTTCTTGATGCTGCAGATCACATGATTGAGGTTGTGCGCGGCTTGGCAGAACACGACGTGGATCTCGAGATGATTCATGCAGGCGATAAAGACATCGAAAAGATTAAGTGGTCTCAGATTGATTTAAATAAAGACTGCTACGTAATGAAGAAGTTTCCATCAAACCTTCTGCCGGATACACCAGCCGGTAAACTTCAGTCTGTAGTTGAAATGAGCCAAGCAGGTCTTATTGACCCAATGCAGAGCATGATGCTTTTAGACTATCCTGATACTGAAGCTCTCACGCAGCTAGCCACGTCGAACTACCACGACATTCTGTTTGTCATTGACCAGATTTTGGAACACGGGCGGTTTATCCCGCCTGAGCCTTATCAAGATTTACAGTTGGCAATTAAGATGGTGAACAGTGCCTACCTTAAAGCCAAGTGCCAGGGCGCCCCCGATAAGAAACTAGATCTACTCAGACGCTTTATTGAAAGCTGTGTTGCACTTGTTCAGCAAGCACAGGCCGAAGAGCAAGCCAAGGCGCAACAAATGGCAATGGCAGCACAAGGTGGCGTTCCTATGCCTCCTGAAATGGCTGGTGGCGAGGCGCCGATGCCAGCACCAGGTGGTTCAATGCCAGCTAACGCTGGTGTGCCACCTGAACTAATGGGTGCCGGTGGTGGTGAAGAAATGCCGCCATCCGCTCCACCTCAATATTAAGGAATAAGAATATGAATGAAGAAAACGAAGCTCCGGTTGAGCCAACCCCCCAACCAGAGCAAGGGGTCTCAGAGAGCGTTTCCTCTGAGGCTCCGACCGAGCCAGAACAAACCCCAGCAGACTTTGCGGCCCAATTCGCTGCACTATCACGACGTGAACGTGAGCAGCACTTACAGGCACGCGAACTTCAGCAACGTGAGGCCAAAGTGCAAGAGCAAATGGCGCGTGTTGCGGAGTACGAGCAGAACCTAATTCTCGCAAAAGAGAACCCTCAAGAGTTCTTAAAACAAGCTGGCGTAAACATGGCCGAGGTCATCAACAGAGAAGCATCGGGTGAAGTCGCAGAATCGACACAACTTAGAACCGAGCTGGAGCGCCAACGCCAAGAGCTGGCAGATCTTAAAACGCGAGAACAAGAACGCGTCCAACAAGCTGAGACACAACGCTTGCAAGGTTTAAAGAATTCTTATGTTGATAAAATCACCGATTGGGTGGATAATCGTGGTGACGAGTTTGAACTTGTCAGAAAAGCCAATGCGTATGAGACGGTGTACCAAGTTATTCAAAATGAGTACAACGCTTCTGGTAGAGACATTGGTTTTGAACAAGCTTGCAAGGTGGTCAACGACCATTACGCAAGCGAACTAAAGCGGTTCTCGGACACCCGCACGCTGAAACAATTGTACGACGCTTCG